CGCGTTTGCGGTGTCATTTCTATGTATTTCTAAACCTTTAGCGAACGTATTGTGGTCAATTTTTAAACCCGTATTCGTGCCACTGGTTATAGTACCGCCAGACAGGTTCAACTTAGCGTTAGTGTCAGTGAGGCTAAAGGTAGTTCCGGCAAGAGTAATGCCAGTGCCAGCAGAGTAGGTAGTATTGGTATCGGTGTAGCTTGTTAGGTATCCAGCAGAAGCATGGTTACCCCAGCCATAGGCTGTGTTCCAGTTGGCTACGCTTGTCGTCGGTAAGTTGCCGTAATGCCATACTTCATTCCCAGAGCCTATTAAGTCCGCAGTTGTGCCTACCCGCAAAGTTCCCGCAGACGCTCCTTGCCCTACATAAGTAGTGCCGCTAGAACTTGATAGCCGAATATTTACATTCGTGCCGCTAGATCGGTTTAACCATAAAGGCGACGCCGCAGCTCCAGAATACTTAATTCCGGCGGCATTGGTAAACGTTTTAAGCCCTGAAAGGGTTACGCTCGCAGTACGTACATCGTACCCAGCAGAAGCGTGGTTACCCCAGCCGTAGGCTGTGTTCCACTGTGAAATCTTAGTGTTATCTTGAGTCCACTTTGTACCAATACTGGTACTTACTGTGGTAGCAAAATTAGGATCATCACCCAATGCAGCTGCTAGCTCGTTAAGCGTATCCATTGTGGCGGGTGAAGAGTCAACAAGCGCTGTGATCTGGTTGCCGACATATGTCTCGGTGGCGTAGCCAGACAGAGACTGGTGGCTAGTTAAATATCCCCCACTCGCGTGGTCACCCCAGCCATAGGCTGTGTTCCAGTTCGCGGAGTTGTCTGTAAACGGTAGCGTGTAAACAGTGTCAGTAAACAAAGCGCCAGATGGTACGTTCGTTAGAACCTGAGAGTCGTCTACTTTTCCATCCAACGCAGCCTGTAGCCCAGTGATAAAACTAATACCGTGAGCAGATGGATGTGTATAAACCGTATTGGTATCAGTAAATAAAGCGCCAGAAGGAACATTGGTTAAGACTTGAGAGTCATCTACCTTGCCATCTAATGCAGTCTGCAACCCAGTGATAAAGCTAATCGGGTGGGCTGATGGGTGACTGTAAGAGGTGCTCGAGACAGTAAAGCTGGGGTACGTTCCCGTAACAGTGGTTGAACCCGATCCTGAGATAGAGACTGTTTGGTCTGGCGCCGTATTTGTAAACTCGTTGCCTGAAAGACCGAGACCGCTGCCCGCAGTATAGACCTGACCGCCGTCACGTAAGTCTTCCAAAGTGCCAGCTGTAACCCGAAGCGCCACATCAACACCGGCTGAGTGGCTAACCGCTGTGGTTCCGTCTTCCCCGCGAGACACCGTAAAGGTGGTCCCAGATATGCCAGTAACCTTGACGATCTCTGATCCCGAACCCGCTCCTATAGTCGCATAGAAGTAATCCCCACTCCCCAGCGTTGGGAATGAGGACGCGCTTGTAACGCTGACAGACGTTGCCGAAGAGGAAACGCCACTAGCCAGCGTAGTGCTAGCTAGGTTCGAGAACTGAATCGCCATTTATGGCTCCTAGCTAGCTGAGACTACCCACGTGATACTGAGGCTATCTGTGGGGGCTTTATTGATAACACTGAATACAGTTCTGCAAAGCATTGTGCCGCTAGAACTAGCATTTAGGATCGAAGCCTCAACAACGCCAGCCGCGCTTGAAGGAGTCTGAGCAGGAAAGGTTGCTACATAGGTGACATCGTTAGAGCTGGCAGTTGTGCTAGTCAATGCTACACGAGCTACCTCAGATCCAAGAGTGGTATCACCCGCCGCTGCTGCGGTGTTAGATGTACCAATTGCCATATGGCTCATTACGCTAGCTGAAGTACCAGCCATGCGTGAAGCTACAAACACTTTGCCAGTAGTAACTACTAGATTAGGGATTTCTTGCGTTTCTTTGATGGTGCCGTCTGCTGCTACTAAATCAACAGTCAAGCGCCCTTTTAGTTTTAGATCATCAACGATCATGGTAAGTCTCCAGATTAATCAGCATTCAATATAATATTGCCGATAAGAGCTTGATTAAGGAGGGCACCAGTTACTACATGCTCAACATCAAGAGAATCGACAATAGATGTACTGTCAGATTTTCCGATCCGTGGGGACAGTGTCGCTGCGTCTTGTAGCGTAGTTGTATTTGAAACTGACTTCGACGCATGGGAAGTCAATAATTCTTCTAGTATTATAGGCTCTTCGACAGATTTTGACAAAGCAAATAATGGTTGATCGGTCAAGCTAAACAATTGATTTTGAATCGATTTGCTGACATTTGACTCTAAGGACTCAAGGATAATTGCACTGTCAGTTTTTACCAAACCAAAAGACAGTGTCGCTGCGTCGTCGAACGCAGTTTCATCCGTGGAGAGCCTTGAAGCATGCAAGCCCAGCACGTCTGTTATCGGTGTGGAATCTGCTAGACGCTTTAATGGGGCAAGAGATGCTTGGTCAATAAGACCGAGCAGATCAGTGTCTATAACTTTGCCGAAGCTGGACTCTAGGTATTCGATCAAGCCAAATACGTTTGATTTAACTCCTTCAACGTCTTTGTTGATTTGAGCAAAATCATCCAAAGCAAAAAAGTCTTGTAGCGACTTGCTAACGGAGAATGAGCTAATGCTATCAGCAAACCCAAAGGCGTCATCAGGTTCACCGGTTACAGTAACGACGTCTCCGCTTTGCGAGAACACGAAGTTGTACGGTTGTCTTGTTACCGTGAGCTGGTCAAGAGGGGCAAAGGCTGACTGCCGTCTGGCTGTTACACCAAAGACCTGCTCGTCAGAGAACTCAAAGAGATCCTCTACACCTTTGTTGGGATGCGAGGATATAGACTCAGAAACCGCAATGCTTGACGCCGCTGTACGGTTAACATCAAATCTTTGAGATTCAATTAATGTAGAAAGATCCAATAACCCTTTGTTAGGGTGAGCCGAGGCAGTATCACTAAACTCAAAAATAGACTGCCTTTCAGCACTGACGCCAAAAACCTGCTCGTCAGAGAACTCAAAAAGATCATTTGCACCCTTACCGGAATGGAATGATAGATCCTCAGAAACCGCAATGCTTGACTGCTCTGCACGGTTGACATCAAAGTTTTGTGCATCAGAAAAGGTAGCTAGATCAATTAGCCCCTTATTAGGGTGAGACGAAGCAGCGTCACCAAATCCAAAGACAGACTGCCTTTCGGCATTTACACCAAAGGCTTGCGAATCGGCAAATGCAGTGAGGTCACTTAGACCCTTGTTGGGATGTGAGGACGCTACATCTGAAAAAGAAAATGTGTCTGCTAGCTGTTTACCTACAGTAAACACCGGTGGCTGAGACAAGAACCCGAAGCTATCGTTTAGAGCCTTATCAACGGCAAACACGGCTGCATCCAAGAACGCATACGAGTCGTTAAATACGTATATGGTTCTTTCAGCATTAACGTGAACGTCATACAGGTAAAGATTTTGCCAGCTAGATATAGCCGTAAGCTTTGCGAAGCTAAATGATGGGGATATCTGGCGGCTTAATATTGAAGCAACAACATTCTTCTGGCTGACTGCAACAGCAGCCTTTCTTATAGACGCAGTTAACTGAAGCCTTTGATGTGTAACACCAGCTTTAAGTGACCGATACTTTACCGACGCATGGATAGCCATTGGCTTATCCGAACTGTGATCGTACTTTAAACTTTATTAAATCAACGACTGTCTGTGTTCGACCTGCTGAATCGGTAAACTCAATCTCGCCCTCTAGAACACCTGTTGTGGCTAAAGTATCCGAGTCGAATATAAATGTTACCTTCCCGTCAACCGGCGAGGTAACTGTTGCTAGAAGCGTGTCAATCAAGCCTGTCTGTCCAACAGTTCTAACTCGCATTCGTACAGATCCACCAGACAAGTCCAGTGCAGCAAACGTAGTTGGATCATCAGTATCAAGGACTACGCCAGCGGCGGCTGTGTTGCTGTCCTTCAGAGTCATTTCGATCTCGGGAAGCTGATCTCCCTGAACAAGATCAATGGTCGTTAAATATGCCATTAAATAAATTCCCTCGATTTACAGGTTAAAGAACCACCGCTAAAGCCATATTTCACTTGGCGAATTACTCGACCTACTGCGCGCTCAAATAGCTGCTTGTTTACTCCAGCGGCATTTGGGTTTGACCATGGCTGAGAACTCATCATCTG